GTTCCCTAGTCGATCCATCAAAAACACAACCAGGCAGTAAACGCCCACAACAGCAATAACAGCCAGCGCACCTTCCATTGCCAGTGAAATATCATCCGACATATTCCCTCCTTTGGTGTGAATCCCGGCGAACGTTTTTACCCCCACCGACAAATAACATATACTAAAAAAGCGATAGCCATAGCAACGCCTGTAATTGCAAATGCTTCAGGCCAGTTCATTGGCGCACCTCCTGCGGCGGTTCTGGTAGCGGCATCCAGTCGGTTACATTGCGGCTCTGTGTTTCGAAAAATTCATCACCATCACGGACTACATCAAAAAACTCACCGTCTCGATATTGCGCATAAAGAACGAATGCGCCATCACATAAAATAATTACGTGCTGACCGTCATCCGGCATTCGCTCACTACAGCTTATCCAACCATCCAGAGTTACCGGATAGTTGGTTGACGTTTCCGAGATTTCCCGAAAATTATTGGTTGACGAACCCTTTTTTTCCCGAAAGTTTCCAGCCTGAAGCATGGCGGCGCTGTCTGGCGGGGCAGCATATAGCGGCACGTATATTTCCGGTTCCTTATCAGCACCGGGTTGCTCTTCCAGTGAGAATGTCTTTCCGGTAAATCGATTCATATAAAGCACGGGCTCTGCTTCCAGCGAAGCCTGAGCAACAAGGGCCAGTGCTAAATCCAACTCAATTGCCTCGAGAGAATTTTTGAATGCTGTCTGTTTTACTGCAAATTTCATCGCCTTTACATTTTCACTAACATGACTGATTAACTGCTCTTTTGTAAAAGTGGTCATCTCATTCTCCTTTGATGCGAATGCCAGCGACAATTGAAGCCTGATAGCTAATTCACTCACAGTACCGCCTCCTGAAAATTGCCCTGATAGAACGCCAGTACACGCAGCATAACTTCACTCTTCCGGCACTCGCCACAGATTATGTTCTGTTGTCTGTCGTAGCGGCGTATTTCTCCGTCTGGTAACTTTCGAATCAATGTCTGGTCGGTTGTTTTCTCCGCTGCCTTACGCCATACGCGATACACCTGTTCTGATGTAAAAACACCGTATTTACCGGGCATGTATAAATCGCCACAAGCCAGTACATCCACAAGGCAACGTCTGACTGAATGCCAGCCTGCTCCCGTCGCTCTCTCCAGTTGTGATATCGTCATGCGTTCATTTTTGCGTACCAGCCCGATAATTCGGGCCTTCAGTTCTTCACGCTGTTCGTGTGTAAAAGGTTTCGCCATAAGCGCCTCCGGCAATCACTTTTCCGACACAATACGACCGGATGAATCGACAATCTGCCGAACAATATCCCGGTGCTTGTTCAGCTCCCGCAGCGCGGCGCAGACTCGCTCCCACTTCTGAACATCACTTTTCGCCCTGCGCAGCGCCAGGTTTGCCCTGCGAAGGGACGGAAAAATCAGCTCATCTGCTTGCGTTTCGGTAAACGATGGCAACGGCTGCACAATGTCCGCCACAGTTTCTGTTTTAATTTCTTCCTGTGTTGCGGCTTCCCGGACTGGTAACGCAGCACCTGCTGGCTGAGGAAAGGCCTTACCATCACTTTCCGTTACCAGCGCGGCTTTCGGCTCTGCTGGTAAATTATCGCCCGGCATGCAGTAACGAAATTTACCGTTCTGATTAACGCGTGCCAGCCGCCCCGTTGCGGTTACCACCGCCAGCGTGGAAGCAACCTTGCGAGTACTGACACCGAACTTACCCGCCAGTTCCTCACACGTTTTAGCCCCATCCTGACCGATAAACTCAATCATCATGTTAGCGCTAACTTTTGGAGCGACCTCTTCGGTCAGCATATCCTGTGTTTCAGATTTTACTGGCCGCTCTTCGGTTACCCGGGATTCACCTTCGACAGCCAGAAACCAGGTGTGACCCGTTTTATCAACAACGCCATTTTTTTTGAGCTCCCACAGTTCGTTGAGAACTTCTTCACGGCTGATATCAATTCGTGCCGCCAGTTCAACAGAATTGGCTTTTCCCATCGCTTTCAGTGCATGTAATACGGTTTCCATCGAAAATTCACCTCGTTAAAAATTCTCACATACCCTGACGTCCAACGTTTGACCGCCAGCTCTCCCAGTTAAAATTCACCCAACGACCACCGTTCATGGTCATCCGGTCCATAATCCTCTCACCAAGAAGCGTGCTCATTGCGGCATGATTCAGGTTTGTCAGCATCCCGACACTGCGCAGTGATGCCGTCCGGCGGTCAACAATCTGGTGCAGTACCACCTGCTCGTTTTTCGTCTCACGCTGGATGCCAATTTCGTCAAGAACCAGGAGGTCCACTTCGCACAGTTCACGCAAAAATTTTTCGCCTGACTGCCCGTCGTCATAGCTGGCGTGCAGGGCGCTCATAACATCAGCCACGGTAACCACAATCACTGTCTGACCGTCTTTCAGCAGGCGATTCCCGATAGCTGCCGCTAAGTGATTCTTCCCGGTACCAGGTTTTCCGCTGAACGCAAAATTTGTATACCCGGTCATCAGTTCATCAGCGATGGATTTCGCCTGGCTTAACGCGTATCGCTGGCCGTCGTTCTGCACCTGGTAATTCGCAAACGAGCATTTACGGTGCAACGGCTGGATGCCAGAGCGATTCAGAATTTTTTCCACCCGCAACTGACGATTCAGACGGTTGATCTCCTCGCAACGTTTCTGGCCTTCAGTAAGTTGCCACTCACGCCACTCCGCAACCGTTCTGAATGGGGCGGTTACATGTGGTGGGGTCAGTCTACGGATACGCTCCAGAACGCCGCCTGTCGCAATATTTTTCATGGTCTGTTACCCCCTGAAGCCTGGCGGGATCGCACTGTCCGGCAACGAGACGGTGTTAACCTGTCGGAGCAACGTCTCAGGCCGAACACCTTTCGGTACGAACAAGCCCTGGTATTCATTGGCGATGCTGTGTCGAATCACCTGCTCAGGTGTAAAACCCTGCTGACGGAATTTTTCCAGTTCCCGTATCGCCCCGTTAGCGCCCTGCTCCGTTCGAATCGGTTTTCGCAATGCCTGTCTGAACCGGACCCACTCATGCCAGAGTGTTTCCGGCAACCAATCGGGCAGCTCAATAGCCTCCGGCTCGAATTTTTTAGACGCTCGTTTTTGGCGAGGGGGATTTAGGGGGAGATCAGTATTTAGATCTTCCTCTTCCTCTTCCTCTGGTAACGCTTTTTGATCCGTTTGTGTAACGCTGGCAGCGTTACATTTTCGTTTCAGTTCGCGTATTTTTGTAACTCGCTCGTTTGTAACCGCCCGTTTTTTAGAGCTTTTTCCGTTATGACGTTCAAAGTTAGGTAGAGAAAGCCCACCGTCATTTTCGACCAGCCATCCAACCTGAATTAACGCATCAGCAAAACCAGCCATAAAAGTGATGCGATCTATTGCACTTTTTGTAACGCCGCGAGCGTTACAATCTGCATTACCGTCTATCATTTGTTGATCCGCCCATGCCCAGAAGCGAATAACCTTCCCTAATGCGGCATCTGGATCAATATTCAGAATCTCAGCAAGCCTGAATATTTCCGGCTTATCCGGCGTAATAACCTCGAGCTTTATCCAGTTTGAAGCCATTTGTTTTCACCTTGTAACGCTCGCAGCGTTACATTTAACTGATACCGAACAAAACAATCCGGCACGATTAATTTCAATCAATGCACTACGACAGAATCGCCGGGCGACCCACCACCGCTGAAATGTGCTTTCCGGTAAACGGCCTGGACTGCATCATCATGCGCATCAATTGCCGTACTCAACGCTTCCTGCGCCGCCAGTAATGCACGGCGTTCCAAGGTATCGAAGATGCAGAGTCGGTGACGCAGCTCGCGCGGAAGAATTGCCAGAACCGCAGGGATCAGTTTCTGAATTTTTTCCCTTTGCGCTTTCGTTTCACCTTTCAACCAACGGTGATAGATATTCTGCTGATTGTTCCAGTCCTTGCCTGGTACAAGGGGCAATTCGCCGCCCCCCTGGCGCAGATATTCTTCAGTAATTGCATTGGCTACCCATGCCTGCCCTTTTTCGGCTGCCAGGGCAAACAACACTGATTCGATGTGCTCATGCTTGATTTTCATGAATCATTTGCCTCTTGATGTTTCAGGTATGATCAAATGAGGATTTGTTACTGTCATTTAGTTACTTCACTGACATATTCTGCGAACAACATGCCGAACGTCGTAAATATGACCAGTCAATATCAGGACGAAGTTCTTCGCACAGAACCTCACCTCTTGTTGCACGTTCAATTGCTGGACATCTCTCGGCAGGCAATTGACGTACCCCTTTGATCCATTGATTTACGCTTGGAGGTGATACACCTAAAAGCCTAGCCATTGCTGATTGCCCACCGACAACAGCACAAGCTTGCTTGAATGAATAGTTCTCTTTTTTCATCGAATGAACTCCAAAAACACACAGAAATATTAGGCGACGCCTAACGCAAATGTCAATAGGCTATGCCTAATGCAATAAGGGTAGGGATTGCCTAATGCAATGAGCATAGGAGAATATTAAGCAATGCTTAGTGGTAAAGACTTAGGCCGAGCGATAGAGCAGGCCATTAACAAAAAAATCGCATCGGGATCCGTCAAATCAAAGGCGGAGGTCGCACGCCACTTCAAAGTCCAACCACCATCAATTTATGACTGGATTAAGAAAGGCTCCATAAGTAAAGATAAACTTCCAGAATTATGGCGTTTCTTTTCTGATGTTGTTGGTCCAGAGCATTGGGGGCTTAACGAATACCCCATACCAACCGCCACCAATTCAGATACAAAAAGTGAACTTTTAGATATAAACAACCTTTATCAAGCAGCCTCTGATGAAATAAGAGCGATTGTAGCTTTCCTGTTATCTGGAAATGCTACAGAACCAGATTGGGTTGACCACGATGTTCGCGCCTACATAGCAGCGATGGAAATGAAAGTGGGTAAGTATCTGAAAGCTCTAGAATCTGAACGGAAAAGCCAGAACATCACAAAAACTGGAACTTAAACTTATATGGTCTGACGGAAAACTCCTGGATTCCGTTATTTAACCCCCCATCACTTTCTCCTGTTGCCATCACCTATTAGGTTACGCTCAAAACATTAGGCATAGCCTATTGACAATCAATTAGGCATTACCTATAGTTCCAGCATACCACCCACCCCGCCCCACAGAACGCCGGGCAATACTTCGAGTTACCAGGCAGTGGTAAGGGGCTAAGTAGCCAGCCTGAGGCATACGAACATGACGGCAGTTGTTGATTGATACAAAGCGCAGTAGATAAAACGTTCCGCCACCCGGCGTTAAGGGGAAATGAGGTCAACATGGATACTATCGATCTTGGCAACAACGAATCTCTGGTATGTGGCGTGTTTCCCAATCAGGACGGCACATTCACCGCCATGACGTATACCAAAAGCAAATCGTTTAAAACCGAAGCTGGCGCACGTCGCTGGCTTGCCAAAAATACCAGCTAAACCATTTATTGGATTAATTCAATATTCTTGCTGTAGGGGTATAGCCGAGGCCACCAAAGCCCGGAGGTGGTGAAATAAAACCGGGCACAACACGAAGGCGCATTTCCGGTATCCATAAAGAGTCGGTCTTGTCTGTTAAATTTAAATGGTGGGAGTGCGCCTCCGGTTGTAAATAACGACATTGCTATGTGTAGTCTTTGGCGGCATCAGTTCTACTCCGTGGCTGCCCTGCCGCCCCTTTTTAAAGTAAATTTTGTGATGCGGTGAATGCGGCTAAGCGCACGCGGCACAGTTAAAAGCATCAGTGTTATGGGTGGATTATCCGGCGTTAATTGTTAACTGGTTAACGTCACCTGGAGGCACCAGGCACCGCATCGACAAAATTCATTTGTAAAAATGGAGATAATTATGATTGCTCATCACTTCGGAACTGATGAAATACCACGTCAGTGTGTGACTCCTGGCGATTATGTTCTTCATGAAGGTCGGACATATATCGCCTCGGCAAACAATATTAAAAAGCGAAAACTTTATATTCGTAGCCTGACTACAAAAACATGCATTTCTGACTGCATGATTAGAGTCTTCCTCGGTCGTGATGGTTTACCTGTAAAGGCGGAGTCATGGTAATGACTAAGAAAATAAAATGTGCTTATCACCTTTGCAATAAAGAAATTGAAGAAAGCAAAATCATTACAAGACCACTTCATTTCATGCGTGGAGTTATACCAACGACGGAAATGAAAAAATATTGTAGTGAAATCTGTGCCGAAAAAGACCAGATGGCACACGAACTTTAATTAACTGACTATCCGAAACTGAATTTATGCCAGCAATGGCAGGGATTCGCTCAACCTTAATTAAGGAGAAAAACATGATTACCAGTTATGAAGCCACTGTTGTTACTACTGATGACATTGTTCACGAAGTTACCCTGGAAGGAAAGCGTATTGGCTACGTGATTAAGACAGAAAATAAAGAAACCCCATTCACTGTGGTTGATATCGACGGTCCATCAGGCAACGTTAAAACACTTAACGATGGTGTTAAAAAAATGTGTCTGGTGCACATAGGAAAGAATCTGCCCGCAGAAAAAAAAGCCGAATTTCTGGCAACTCTGATTGCAATGAAATTAAAAGGTGAAATCTGAAAAAAAGAAAGCCTGCACACTGTGCAGGCCTGAGTGAAGAACCTGGGACATTTATTCATCACTCGCATTAATTTTAATCTGAGTTGAGGTAAAAAAACAATGAGCACCGATAAACAAGTTTACCCACTGTATTACGAAGCAAAAAATGACAAAGTAAGAAAACGTCTCGGTATTAAAGGCGGTTTCTACTGGGCTGAAGCGAAAAAATTATCCATTGCCATCTCCCGTGGTGCTGTTGCGATTGACGATGCTGGCTACGATGAAGATGACTTTAAAAAACCTGTTCGCGTCAATTTGCCCGTTGTTGATGACCTTCCACCAGAAGGCGTATTTGATACGGAATTCTGCAACCGTTACGAAAAAGGCGGGGAAGATGGCATCACAATGGTATTTATTGCGCCCTCGCCCTCTGTTCAGGATAAACCAGCCAGCACTGACAATACCAACATCAACGGCGAAGACATGACTGAGATTGAGGAGAGCATGCTTCTGCCTGTCTCCGGTCAGGAACTGCCCATTCGTTGGCTTGCTCAACACGGCAGCGAAAAACCAGTAACGCACGTTTCACGCGACGAACTCCAGGCATTACACATTGCACGGGCTGAAGAACTACCGGCTGTTACTGCCCTGGCTATTTCGCATAAAACCAGTCTGCTCGACTCGCTGGAGATTCGCGACCTCCACAAACTGGTTCGTGACACTGACAAAGTTTTCCCTAATCCTGGTAATTCAGACCTGGGACTAATAACTGCTTTTTTCGAAGCATACCTGGACGCTGACTACACTGATCGGGGTCTGCTGACAAAAGAGTGGATGAAAGGAAATCGTGTTTCACGCATCACCCGCACGGCTTCCGGTGCTAATGCTGGCGGTGGGAACAAAACCGCTCGCAATCCGAATTTAGTACACACCCTCGACACACTGGATGTGGAGATTGCAGCAGCCACACTTCCGATGGATTTTAATATTTATGAAATTCCGGGCAGCGTTTATCGTCGCGCAAAAGAAGTAGTCCTGAACAAAGAAAGTCCGTTCAAAGAATGGTCCGCAGCACTTCGTGCAACCCCGGGTATTCTGGACTATTCCCGCGCCGCTATTTTTGCACTTATCCGAAGCGCACACCCTGAATTTTATCACTACCCGGGACGCCTTCAGGGGTATATCAACGCCTATTTGACGGAAACTGATCACGAGAACCCCAGCAAGGAAACTCTCACAGCTGCCCGGCATACACCGGAAAAAGATATCCTGGAAGAAATTAACCGCGAGGTGGTTACTGAGCGTGAAACAGAAGAAGAAAAACCACAACCATCTGACGCAATGGCAGGTGAACAGGCAACAACTGAAACAATGGAACCGGATACAACTGAACATGGCCAGAACGCGCAGTCGCTGGATGCTCAGTCGCAGGTGAGTTCCGCTAACCAAGTAAAAGTCACCGCTGACGAAGTAAACAAAATTATGCAGGCAGCCAATATCAGCCAGCCTGGCGCCGATAAGTTACTTGCTGTATCGCGTGGTGAATTTGTTGAGGGGATTAGCGACCCTAATGATCCGAAATGGGTCAAGGGGATCCAGACTCGCGATTCTGTGAACCAGAACCAGCATGAATCGGAACGGAACGACCAAAAAGCGGAACAAAACAGCCCAAATGCGTTACAAAACGAGCCAGAAACGAAACAATCCGAACCAGTAGCGCAACAGGAACCGGAAAAAGTCTGCACCGCCTGCGGTCAGAGCGGTGGCGGCAACTGCCCTGATTGTGGCGCGGTGATGGGCGACGCAACATACCAGGAAACATTCGGTGAAGAGAATCAGGTTGAAGCTAAGGAAAAAGATCCGGAGGAAATGGAAGGCGCTGAACATCCGCACAATGAGAATGCTGGCAGCGATCCGCATCGCGATTGCAGTGATGAAACTGGCGAAGTCGCAGATCCCGTAATCGTAGAAGACATAGAGCCAGGTATTTATTACGGAATTTCGAATGAGAATTACCACGCGGGTCCCGGTGTCAGTAAGTCTCAGCTCGATGACATTGCTGATACTCCGGCACTGTATTTGTGGCGTAAAAATGCCCCCGTGGACACCACAAAGACAAAAACGCTCGATTTAGGAACCGCTTTCCACTGCCGGGTACTTGAGCCGGAAGAATTCAGTAACCGCTTTATCGTAGCACCTGAATTTAACCGCCGGACAAACTCCGGAAAAGAAGAAGAGAAAGCGTTTCTGAGGGAATGCGCAAGCACAGGAAAAACGGTTATCACTGCCGAAGAAGGCCGGAAAATTGAACTCATGTATCAGAGCGTTATGGCTTTGCCGCTGGGGCAATGGCTTGTTGAAAGCGCCGGACACGCTGAATCATCAATTTACTGGGAAGATCCTGAAACAGCAATTTTGTGTCGGTGCCGTCCGGACAAAATTATCCCTGAATTTCACTGGATCATGGACGTGAAAACTACGGCGGATATTCAACGATTCAAAACCGCTTATTACGACTACCGCTATCACGTTCAGGATGCATTCTACAGTGACGGTTATGAAGCACAGTTTGGAGTGCAGCCAACTTTCGTTTTTCTGGTTGCCAGCACAACTATTGAATGCGGACGTTATCCGGTTGAAATTTTCATGATGGGCGAAGAAGCAAAACTGGCAGGTCAGCTGGAATATCACCGCAATCTGCGAACCCTGGCTGACTGCCTCAATACCGATGAATGGCCAGCTATTAAGACGTTATCACTGCCCCGCTGGGCTAAGGAATATGCAAATGACTAAGCAACCACCAATCGCAAAAGCCGATCTGCAAAAAACTCAGGGAAACCGTGCACCAGCAGCAATTAAAAATAACGACGTGATTAGTTTTATTAACCAGCCATCAATGAAAGAGCAACTGGCAGCAGCTCTTCCACGCCATATGACGGCTGAACGTATGATCCGTATCGCCACCACAGAAATTCGTAAAGTTCCGGCGTTAGGAAACTGTGACACTATGAGTTTTGTCAGTGCAATCGTACAGTGTTCACAGCTCGGACTTGAGCCCGGTAGCGCCCTCGGTCATGCATATTTACTGCCTTTTGGTAATAAAAACGAAAAGAGCGGTAAAAAAAACGTTCAGCTAATCATTGGCTATCGCGGCATGATTGATCTGGCTCGCCGTTCAGGTCAAATCGCCAGCCTGTCAGCCCGTGTTGTCCGTGAAGGTGACGAGTTTAATTTCGAATTTGGCCTTGATGAAAAGTTAATACACCGCCCAGGAGAAAACGAAGATGCCCCTGTTACCCACGTCTATGCTGTCGCAAGACTGAAAGACGGAGGTACTCAGTTTGAAGTTATGACGCGCAAACAGATTGAGCTGGTGCGCAGCCAGAGTAAAGCTGGTAATAACGGGCCGTGGGTAACTCACTGGGAAGAAATGGCAAAGAAAACGGCTATTCGTCGCCTGTTCAAATATCTGCCCGTATCAATTGAGATCCAGCGTGCAGTATCAATGGATGAAAAGGAACCACTGACAATCGATCCTGCAGATTCCTCTGTATTAACCGGGGAATACAGTGTAATCGATAATTCAGAGGAATAATTCAGCCTGGCGGTGTAATGCACCGCCAACTTGAAATATTTTTATGAGAAAAATTATGAGATATGACAATGTTAAACCATGTCCATTTTGTGGTTGTCCATCAGTAACGGTGAAAGCCATTTCAGGATATTACCGAGCGAAGTGTAACGGATGCGAATCCCGAACCGGTTATGGTGGAAGTGAAAAAGAAGCACTCGAACGATGAAATAAACGAACCACTGGAAATAATAATGGAGGTGTTCATGTATAAAATTACCGCCACTATTGAAAAGGAAGGTGGCACTCCTACTAACTGGACAAGATATTCAAAATCTAAACTAACGAAATCAGAATGCGAAAAAATGCTCTCAGGTAAAAAAGAAGCAGGCGTTTCCAGAGAGCAGAAAGTAAAACTGATAAATTTTAATTGCGAGAAACTTCAGTCCTCGTGAATTGCATTGTATTCAAATTAAAACTTCATAGCTGATTATTAATAATCAACATCGGGCGTCAATTTAAGTCTAACATTGGCGCCTGCCAGAGGTGATGCGATGGCACAAGTAATCTTTAATGAAGAGTGGATGGTTGAATACGGCCTGATGCTTCGCACTGGTCTGGGGGCCAGACAAATTGAAGCATACCGCCAGAACTGTTGGGTGGAAGGCTTCCACTTCAAACGAGTATCTCCTTTAGGGAAGCCAGACAGTAAGCGAGGGATTATCTGGTATAACTATCCAAAGATAAATCAGTTTATCAAAGACTCATGATATGTCTAAATTACCAACAGGTGTCGAGATTCGAGGTAAATACATTCGCATCTGGTTCATGTTTCGAGGAAAACGATGTCGGGAAACATTGAAAGGCTGGGAGGTTACTAACAGTAACATTAAAAAAGCCGGGAATTTAAGAGCGTTGATAGTTCATGAAATCAATTCCGGTGAGTTTGAGTATTTAAGACGTTTTCCCCAGTCCAGCACTGGGGCAAAAATGGTGACAACGAGGGTCATAAAAACGTTCGGGGAGCTTTGTGATATCTGGACAAAAATTAAAGAAACAGAGTTAACAACAAACACAATGAAGAAAACGAAATCACAATTAAAAACACTCAGGATAATAATTTGTGAGAGTACTCCGATATCGCATATTCGTTATAGCGATATCTTAAACTACCGGAATGAACTGCTGCATGGAGAAACGCTTTACCTGGATAATCCAAGATCCAACAAAAAAGGAAGAACCGTGCGCACAGTTGATAACTATATCGCCCTGCTCTGTTCGTTGTTACGTTTTGCGTATCAGTCGGGATTTATATCAACCAAACCATTTGAAGGAGTAAAGAAATTACAGAGAAACAGAATAAAGCCTGACCCGTTATCTAAAACAGAATTCAATGCATTAATGGAAAGTGAAAAAGGACAGAGCCAGAACTTGTGGAAATTTGCCGTATACTCCGGGCTTCGTCACGGGGAACTGGCTGCTCTGGCGTGGGAGGATGTGGATTTCGAGAAGGGAGTTGTGAATGTCAGAAGAAACCTGACGATACTGGATATGTTCGGTCCCCCAAAAACAAATGCGGGGATCCGGACGGTAACACTACTGCAGCCTGCTCTTGAAGCACTGAAGGAGCAATACAAACTGACCGGGCATCATCGCAAAAGCGAAATCACTTTTTATCATCGGGAGTACGGCAGAACCGAAAAGCAAAAACTGCATTTTGTTTTCATGCCCAGAGTGTGTAACGGAAAACAGAAACCTTATTACTCGGTAAGCAGTTTGGGTGCGAGATGGAATGCAGCAGTAAAACGTGCTGGTATTCGCCGCCGTAATCCGTACCATACGCGGCATACTTTTGCCTGCTGGCTGTTGACGGCAGGAGCGAACCCGGCGTTTATAGCCAGCCAGATGGGGCATGAAACTGCGCAGATGGTGTATGAAATTTACGGTATGTGGATTGATGACATGAACGACGAACAGGTAGCCATGTTGAATGCGCGGTTATCGTAG